AAAGCCATTGAGCACCAACAGGAAGCTGTCGCTTGTCCCGCCAAACCTCCGGTAGAGGAAGAGGCACCTTCTTGCCCACCCAAAAAGCCCACTACTCGCAAGAGGACTAAGGAATGAGCATCGGCAACACACGACGGACTTTGACCGTCTTGTCTTTTGCCCCTAATGACGTTGTCACAGCAACTGGCAACGAAACAGGGGTTGACCTTCTGGATTATGAAGGTGACATCACTTTGATTCTTGACGCAGAAGCTGGTGGCTCAGGCATCACCTATGCAGTCAAGGTGCAGGATTCGGCTGACAACAGCACTTTTGCTGATGTGACTGATGCTGCTTTCACTACGACAACTGCTAACACGGCTCTCGTTGAGACTCTCACCGTAAACACCGATGAGATCAAGCGTTATGCCCGTGCTGTAATCACTGTTGCTGGTGGTACAGGCGCAGGAGCTGTGAGCGTCACTGCATTGGGACGCAAGAAGTACAACTGATCCTGATTTTTGCCCCTGGACACCCAGGGGCATTTCATATGGCACTTTCATTCGCTGAAGATCTCGACGCTTTTTTTGACACGCCAGGCTTCACAGTGCCAGTAGTTTTTGGTGCCAGCACTGGAGTTGGTTACTTTGACTCACCAGATCAAATAATTGCTGATGGGGTCATCTTGACTACAGATTATTCAATCTTGGTCAAAACGTCCGATTTTTCTGCCGTAGTTCAGGGCAGCACCATGACAGTTGAAGGTGTTGCATACACTGTCCGTGAAGCAATGAAGCTTGACGACGGCAAGATAATGCGAATCATGTTGATGCAAGACTGATGGCTACTAAACGCGAAAATATCCTGAGCACTATCAGGACAGCGCTGACTGACACGGCTGGAGTAGGGACAAGGATCTATCGCAGTCGTGTCGATCCTGTTGCAAGGGGTGAGACGCCTGCAATCATCGTCCAACCAATCAGAGACGTTTGCGTTCAAACAACCAGTCTTCCAAAACTGGATTGGACAATGACAGTGCGCATAACGGTACTTGAAAGAGCAGATATTCCTGATCAAGCAGCTGACGACACAGTCGCTTCATTGCACGCCAAGGTGATGAGCGATTTGACGCTCAGTGGCTATGCGCATGATGTTGTGCCTGTCAGAACAGAATTCGAGTTTGTTGAGGCTGACAGACCTCTTGGATTAATAGGTTGTGAGTTTGAAGTCCGTTATCGAACGGACGTCGACGATTTAACTCAATAAGGAACCTGAGCTACGGTAAACCTAACAACCTCTTCGACTTAGCATGATGGACGAACACAGCGGTCAAGGTGGCACCTACCTTCTTGATCCTGAAACAGGCGTACGCACTTTGATTTCGCGGACGCAACCCTCACAACCATCAAAGGAAGAAACCGATGGCACTGCTACTGCGCAAACGCCTGATTCTGATAGAGACGGAGTCAACGTACGGGACCGATCCGACTCCAACGGGAGCGGACGCAGTTCTAGTAAGTGACCTAAGCATCACGCCACAGAGCAGTGATGTTGTTAGTCGCGACTTGATTCGTCCTTATCTAGGCGCATCAGCTCAGCTGCTAGCTAATACAAGAGTGGAATGCACTTTTAGTGTTGAGCTTGCTGGCTCAGGCACTGCAGGTACAGCACCTCAGTACGGCAAAGCATTGAAGGCTTGCGGTTTGGCAGAAACCATTGCTGCTGGAACTTCAGTCACCTATGACCCTGTTAGTTCAGGGTTTGAATCAGTCACCATTCACTACAACATTGATGGTGTACGTCACAAGATGACTGGCTGTAGAGGCACTGTTGCGATCACCGCTTCAGTTGGAGAAATCCCAACTCTGGACTTTTCTTTTACTGGCATCTACAACGCTCCTGATGACACTGCCTTGCCGACGCCAACCTATGCGAACCAAGCTGACCCTCTGCTCTTCAAGAACGGGAACACCACAAGTTTCCAGTTGCTCTCCTTTGCAGGCAGTCTGCAGGATTTCTCGTTTGAGCTTGGGAACGAGATTGTTTATCGAGAGTTGATCGGTTCAAACAAGGAGGTTCTGATCACAAACCGTGAGGCAACAGGATCAGTTTCAATTGAGGCAGTGTTAATGGCTTCAAAAGATTATTTTGCATCAGCAGTTAATGATGCTGCAGCGCTTGGTAACTTGCAATTCACTCATGGGGGTACTGCAGGCAACATTGTTCAATTCACTTCTAGCAAAGTGGACATTGGCGATGTTTCTTACGGTGATTCAGACGGCATCGCAATGCTGGAGATCCCATACACTTGCGTCCCCACTTCAAGCACGGCCACTGAGTTCGACTTGATTTACACCTGAATCAGGACTGGCACAGGGAAGAGGAGCCTTTGCGGGCTCCTTTTTTTTGTGTATGCTGAGCAAGCTTATGTTGCTATGTAATGGCTTTTGTCCGCAAGAAAGTAAAAACTTTCAAATGGCCTGTCGAAGTCAAAGAACCCAGTGATAGCAAGCCTGGTGAGTTTGAAACTTCAGAGTTTACTGCAGTATTCAAGCGAGCAAAGATGTCTGAACTTAAACAGCTTGATAACGAGGAGGGAGTTGAATTGCTTAAGAGGGTAATGGTCGGTTGGGAAGGTGTCACAGACGAAGCAGGTAAAGACATAAAATTCAGCGCATCAGAGCTTGAGGATTTTGCTGACAATATTGATTGGTTGAAGTCAGTTATTTCTGCTTACACAAAAACCTACGCAGAGGCTGAATCGGGAAACTAAAAGAGGCGGCTATCTATTGGGCGTCAGGGGGGAAAGTCGTTGAGGACAAAACCTATGACGATGCTGCCGCCTTTGGGCTAAGCCTGCCTAATCGCACAAAAAAGAAGAAGGAAGACTTTGAGGTTTGGGAAGAGAACTGGGAGACAGTCATGATGTTTCTGCGCATGCACACCCAGTGGACTGTGAGCATGGCTGGATACGTTGGATTGAAATATGAGGTCTTGCTGGTTTCCGGGGGGCTTTTCGACCTTTATGATGTGGAGAACCGCCGTGAGGTGCTGGAGGGTCTTCAAATCATGGAGTCTGCAGCGCTAAGCGAATTGCACAAGAAGTCAAATGGCTAAAACTGTTGGCGAACTTCTTGTTCAACTAGAAGTTGACGGCATTGAGGGTATTAAGCAATTAAAAAGCTCTTTGCGTTCGCTTTCGAACGTTAGCAATGCTACTGACAAGAACTTAGAAGGCCTTAGGTCAGAAATTATAAAATTCGCAAAGGCAGGTGCACAAAGTCGACAATCGATTCAAGGGCAGCTTGATGCATTTAAAGGGTTAAGGCAGCAAGCAGTAATTGGTAGCACTGTTTACAAAAAACTTGGGAAAGATATTGATGGTTTAACAAAATCACTTGACAAGTTAAACCGCAAAGAGCAAGAGACTGGAAAAAATAGGACAGCCAAGCAGATTTTTAATACAGCGGGTGTTGCCGTTGTTCCTGAAAAATTTAACAGGCAAATTGCAGCAGGCAATGAATTACTTCAAAAAATCGGGGTTACATCATCAGAATACGGCAGGCAGTTAGCAAATATAACTGTCAGAACTCAGGAATTTAGCAGGGCACAGGAGAGACAGCAGGTTGTAGCTCAAAATCTGGTCGCAACAAACAGGGCTCAGACCACAGGGTTTCTTCAGTCAAGCAGAGTAAATATTGACAATATTCATACTACTGCGGCTCTTAAACAAAAAATAAGCGAGCTATCTCAAGACGTTGATCATCTAGATGTTGGCAGCAAAGAATACACTCAAACCAGCAATAGGCTGAAAGATGCCCAGGAGGAATTAAACATTGTACTTGGACAAAGTAGCAAGGCGTTTGACTCCTTAACTAGAGCACAGGAGCGCTCTGAAAGAAGGGCGGCAAAAATTGCTGGAATTCAAAGTTCTAGCGCTGGTGCCGCAGGAACCAGGGATACAAGGACTGGTGCAATGATTGCAACAGGCTCTGCAAGAGTTTCGTTAGCGCAAAGACCTATACGTGAGATAAGCGGTTTATACAGCACCATTGGCAATATAGGCATGACAGGAATTGGTGCTGATATTGATCGGATGGGTAATAGTGTCAAGAGAGTTACTGCTGATATAAAAGCCGCAACAAATGCGTCAAATGGCAGCATTAATAGTCTTCAGGGTCAAAGAAATGCTTTTGCTCAATTGCGAGCAGGGCTTGATCCTACCAGCCAAGACTTTAGACAATTAGGGGTAGAGATTGACAAGGTTGATCGCAAACTTGCCAAAATAAACAAAAAACGTGGCTTCAACGTTAAAGGTGCGGCACAGACTGTTGGAGCAGTAGCTTCTGCTGGAATCTTTGGCGGTGCAGCTGGACTTGGAGGCGCTTTGCTAGGTGCTCCATTTGGTGCTGGAGGAGCAGTCATTGGGGGCGGAATTGGAACAAGCCTTGGTGTTACTGCACAACAAATTTCAAGTTTTACTGATTATGCAGCGTCTATTCGCTTGGCCGAGAAGGCCATGAAGCGAATTGTTGCGGCCAACGATGATGCAGTATTGAGCGCAAAAAGAAATGCTATTGCAAATCAAACCATTGAATTTGCGGTTAAAAACTTAAATGTTGAAAGAGAAGACGCCACGATTGGAATGACTCGATTAAGTGCTGCTGTATTAGGCGCTGGCGGGAACATGGAAACAGCTGCGCTTGCATTCCTTGGCACAACAAAAGCAATTAAGGCAACAAAAGGCTCTGCTGAGGACGTTAAAGGAGGCATAACTGCACTCGTTCAGATGTTTAGTAAGGGGCGTATTAGTGCAGAGGAACTTTCAGGGCAACTCGGCGAGCGCTTTCCAGCGGCTGTAACTGCGTTCGCTGAGGCTAACAGCATGTCGACGCAAAAGCTGCAGGAAGACTTGAAGAAGGGAGAAGTTGGTTTGGATAGGTTGGTCAATTTCTTAGCGTTTGTTACCGATAAATATAGTGCAGGCGCACTGGAAATGGCAGCGAGTGCTGAAGAATCAGGCCAGCGTCAAGCAAGAGCTTTTGACGAAGTTCGTCGTGAGCTAGGCAACCAATTGATTGATGTTGGCGCAAAACTGCAGTCAGGAATTTCAGATTCTCTTGTGAGTTTAACGCCAATAATTGTAAATGTAGCGAAAGCTGTTGCAGGAGCAGTTGAGCTTGTTATCAAAGGTATAGTTATTGTTATCAAAAACTTTAGAACACTTATTGATACGGTTGTGGTGCTTGCTAGCGGTGCAGTAATGGGCTCATTGCTGACAATTGTTGGCAAAGTTGCGGTTGCAATGGGCACAAAAGGATTTGCACATTCAGTCAGCTTGCTGGCGCGATTTATAAGACTAAAACTAACCTTGGCTATTGGTGGCTTAATAACCTCGTTAAAGGCTCTTGCCATAACACTGGCAAGGAATCCTATCACTCTTATTGCATTAGGCGTGACAGCTCTTGGCGTATCAATGTTTAGAGCTAGTCAGCGTCATAAAGATTTTATTGATGACATTACTACTGGAGTGGCGTCACTTGATCAAGCAGGAGTCAGGCTTGATAAATACAAAACAAGATTGGAGGCGTTGCAAGAGATAGAAGCGATGAGGCAAATAGACCCTAAACGTGTAGAGGGTGGATTAAACCTTGCATCAGATACTGCTCGTACGTATAGGCCCAAAGAAAATACAGCTGCAGACAGGGTTGGGCAGCTAGTGAAAACAGCCATAGGGCCGGAAAATTCAGGACTTCCAATTATTTCAATAGCGACTAAGGAAGCTCTTCAAGAAACAATAGCAGCAACCCAAGCAGAAATTGGAGGTATTGAAGCAGCGATTGCAGCAAAAGCTCCTATCGGTGGAGGATTAGATGTAGCTGAAATTATGAGAAAGGCTCTTGAAGGCAGTGGAAAATTGGCCTTGGATTTACCTGATGGCACAGACGGTGGCAGTATTGCAGAAAGAATGTCCAAGGAAGAGCTTCGGCTCCGTCGAGAGATGAGAGACGCTATACGCCAGGAAAACGAAGAGTTGCAGTCAAAGGTTCAGCTTGAACTCGACTTGCTGTCTGCTATGAGAGAAGTTGAGGATATAAATCTGAAAACAGATTTAGAAGAACAGGCGAGAGAAGATCACGCTTTACGAATGAAAGCAATAACCGATAAAGATGCAGAAGAAGAAATGAACAGACTCAAGGCAAAACAACAGCTCAATAGAGACTTACAGAATTCTCTAAACAACAGAAAGCTAGAGCTTGGCCTGATTACACAAGAAGAATTCAACCAGCTTGAGATTGCAAGAGAGCGTCAGCGGCTTGAGGCATTGCGTGACCCTGATAAAGGAGGAATCACAGATACGCAAATAGAAGACCAGATGGATATGTTTAAAAAGGTATTAAACCAGACGCCACTTGATAGATTCATCAAGAGCGGAAAAGACTCATTAAAAGACCTCCACACAGTTGCAGTAAATATCTCGCAAGGCATCGGCAATGCAGTTGGCAATGCGATGACAAGCGGCATTATGGGCTTGATAGAAGGCACTAAGACAGCGAAGGAAGTATTCGCTGATTTCTTAAAAAGTGTTGGTCAAATCTTGGCGCAAGAGGGTGCAAAGATGATTGCCACCTACATTGCTATCGGCATCGCAAAAGCATTCGCTGGTTTGCTTGGTGGTGGAAATGCAGCTGCTCCTGGCGCACAAATGAGTAGTACAAATTACTTCAGTCCACAAACTGGACTTGGTGTGGCTGGCCCTAATTTTGGCTTCGCAAGAGCAGGTGGTGGTCCAGTAGAAGCTGGTCGTCCTTACATGGTTGGAGAGCGTGGACCTGAGATGTTTGTCCCAGGTTCAAACGGTGGCATTATGCGTAATGAGGATATGCGGCGCATGATGGGACGATCTCCTGCAGGCGCTGGCGCACCTCAGATGAATTTCACCTTTGAGACCACTAACATTGGCGGAA